GCTAGGTACTTAAGACCTGTTTTAGAGGCTAGTTTATCTGTATGGTTAAATAAACACCTAGCAAATATCTCAGAATCTTCGTAGTTTTTTGGCATCTTTCCTGTGTGATACAGGATGTGCTTAAAATCATAAGAGGCGTTATGCCATACCTGCTTAACATCAGTGGTTATGAGGTATTCCAGAATTATCTGGCGCATCTCCTCATTGTTAAGGATAAACACCCTACTCTCTTCTTCAGACCAAGCAGCTTGAAAGTGCGTCAGTACAGAGTGTGAAGGGTGGTCTAGCGCAGTAGCCTTAACTATACTCAAGGCTATTTTGGATTCGATGTACTCTTCTTTATTTTTTGGCTCTCGTGATGCTAGATCCTGGTAGTACTGCATCTCTTCTCTGGTGTACTTCTTAGCAGCCTCGAAATCGCAACCGATTGTATCGTAAGTATCCAGCTCTTCTAGCCAGGCTTTTGCTTCTTTTGGGTCATCAGTGTATCTGTACCGTACTTTAATGACCTCTAACTCTTCTTCGCTCATACCATATCCAGTATTTTTGCGTTGAGTAGCTCCTTCCTAGCTCGGCTACATACAACGTAGTAAAGGTTAAGTTCTTGTATCTTTTCTTCTTCTGACATTTCCTCTTCTCCGTGCCCTAATGCACTAGAGGCTGTCTTGTTTAGGTCGTCACCGACAATTACCCGGTCAAACTCTAAACCTTTTACGGAGTGTCCTGTACCTACGGTAGTGGCGTGTTCTCCCGTCTGACATTCTTTGGCAAAGTTGTAGGCAGTCATAATCTTGCCTACACCGTTACGGGCTACTAACGATATAGCAATGCTGAGGGGTACATCAAAGGTATACAATGAGCCTAAGTAAGACAGTACGTTAGGGAACATCTTACGTAAATCTGCGTCCTCGTACCAATCGTCCACATCTGTTTGGATGTGCTTATAGGCAGGATCACTAATCTCTCCTTGGTATTTTAAGAAGGCCAAGCTCAGCGGTAAACGGAAAATGTCACGAATATTACGAACAGTGTTGAACGGTTGGTTACGTGCAGCCAACTCTAACATCGCAGATACCATACCGGCGTTAGTTCGAGACAGGTAAGCTGTCGTTACGATATCGTTGTTCTCGGAGTCTGTTCCCTTAAACTCCATTGTCGGATCTATCGCTATTCTGCAGAACTTCTCAATACGTTTGGCAATTTTCACGGATACGCGGAAAGACCGTGTAAGCTTGAATAGCTCACCTTTACCTTCCATGATGCTGAAAGCGTTTACTGTATTGTTAAAACCGTAAATATTCTGACAGTTATCACCAACAGCTATCTTCACCTGCGCAGGTATAAGGCGGAAAATCTCTAGTGTAACCTCGTTCAAGTCCCCTGATTCATCAATCAGTAGGAAGTCCAGATCGTCGTAGGTGATGTCACCGGCATCAAGATGGATGTGAAAAACTTTTAAGTAAAAGTCATGAGAGCACTCAATCTCTCCGTCGTACATACGTGTTAGGTAGTTGGTACATGCTTCGTAAACCGTCTTTGACAAGCCGCTTTGCTTACAGTAGTCGTCAAACTCTACGTACTTAGATAAGCAGTAGGATCGGATCTCATCAACAATGTCCTGCTTTACTTCGTAAGGCATATTGCCTTTGATACTACGGTAAGAAAAGTTGCCTACTTTTAGACCGTAGTCTTTTACCACTGCACGGTACGCTAAAGAGTGCGTAGTAGAACACGCAATACTGTTAGGGAATTTACCTTTAGCTTCTAGGGCTACAGACTTATTATAGGCTAGGTATATACCTCTGGTATGAGGAACCTTGGCCGTAATAGCCGTCAGTAGGGCGGTTTTACCTGCCCCTGCTACCGCGTTGATTAACACTACTATAGGTTTTTTAGGGGACTTGTGGGTGTTGATGTAATCTACTACAGCACTTTGTTCGTTTGTTAACTTCACGGGTTATCCTTAATAACGAATAAAGGGCACCGTTAGGCACCCTCTATCAGGTTGTGTGTATTACTGTACTTATTTCTTAGCGCGGTTTCCGAAGGCGCTAGAACGACGAGCAGCAGTCTTATTTGCAGGTTTCGGCGCAGCAGTACCTGATTTCTTCGACGCTTTCCATTCTGCAACCATTTCCGGTGTAACTCCGTCTTGGTACGTGATGTTTTCCACGAAGCGTTCCAGAGTAATTTCTTTCTGCTTACCGAAGTCTTCTTCTACACCGTTAAGGAGTTCGTCTGCAGAAGCACCTGTCTCTGCATCGAACACGTTACGGATACGGATACGGTCCTGGATCTTGTTATCGTACATGCCGTACTCTTCTTGAAGGTGGATAAAGCACTCTAAGTCAGAGAACTCAGGGATCACTTCAAGATCTGTAGGGGTACTGTCTTTACCGATTTCATGTGTTTCTGTCTCAGTAGTGATTTCCTGGCCTTCTTCCAGGCCGGCCAGTACAGACAGTTTATGCACCAAGCTCATGCCGATGGTGTTAGGAGAGCCGTCTTTATTCTGAATAGTAGGGCCGTACAGTACGTAGTCTTTACCGCCGAACACAACGTTAAGGTTAAGGGTGTGAGCCTTATTCCTTGTTTCTACTACCGATGCGAAAGTAATACAAATAGGGTGTACACCGTTCTTCAGTAAGAACGCACCTGTACCGCCGTCTTTGATGTCTTCTTTATTGGTAGAAACTTTAAATGAAAATGCCATGATGTTTAATTCCTGTTAAATCGTTATTGGTTTTTGGTACTGGTCGTGTTGTTTTAAAGAGCGTAGTCTGCTGCGATGAAAGACATCTCTTCCAACCGCTCTAGATGGCTCGCTAACGTAAAATCTTTTACCGGCATACTGTCCGGTAAGTCCTTGCACAGTGTACGGGCAGGGAACTTCGTAGAACGGAAGTGTACTACTCGTTTGTTGTTCTTAGTCTCGATGAAGATACTCTCATCCACTACAGATAAGAAACCACCGAGTTTGTTGAACGAGCCTTTACCTACCAGCTCATACTTGCTGGTTTCAGTATTTAGGCTTGCGTGACTGATAATAACCACATTGATACCACTAGCTACGATATCCTCTAGAAGATCAGCTACTTCTTTGATCTCCTTATCTAGGTTAGAGTAGATAGCGAAGTTGGTGTACTTGGTGTTACACAGATCGTACAACGACTCGTAAATACGGCTGATAGAGTCAAAGATAATAACATCTGGTGGGTTACCGAATTTTTCTTCGTACGCACCCACCTTGTCAGAAACAAAATCAGTAATGCCGGAACCCGACTCAACTGTGTCTAGCAATGCGTGAGGGGCGGGGAATGGGTAAGGTTTACCGTCGTGGCTGATAACTAACGAGTTTTTTACACCCTCTGTGAGGGAGGTTTTACCTGCGTTAGGCTCACCACATACAACAAGTTTAAAGGCCATGTGTTACTCCGATTAACGCTTAAAGCGTGCGGCTACTTTTAGTCGCATGTCTTTAGCGATTAGATGACGTGTTCGTGGGTTTTCATTAAAAGACTTAACAGACTCTGCTACAAGCGTTAACGTGTTTTCGATAATCTCTAAGTCCCCAGAGGTTACAATGTGTACTAGAGACCCATGCTTTGTAGGGTAGTCTTTCATAGGTTTGCCCGTTTGAGGGGAAATCCTGTTCACATGGTTATGCGTAACATAATCCAACGTAAACCTATCTACATCGTATCCGTGCTTTCTTGCCAGCCATACGTAAGCCATCTGCTGAAACCAGTAGTTACGAGGGATAGTCGCAGGGATAGACATAGCACCAGTGGTTTTGAAGTCGCGTACTTCCGTAGGTAGCAGCATATCGAGACTGCCACCCACTCCATAACCAGGGATAATCTCATGCCATAAGAAAGGCTCTGAACGGCCTTCTTCAGGTAGAGAGTCCACTACACTGTTAATAAGACATTCTGTCATCACAGGGTACTGATTACGGATGTACGTCTTGTCGATAGTGGGGTCGAATATCGTATCTAAGTAGGCCTCAGCCAACTCGCAGTTATACGAACCCGTCTCATGGTACATAGACGCCAACCCGTGAACGATAGTACCTAACGTAGAGTTGGTGTTGCCTGTAAAGGATGGCCCTTCTTTAAGCACATGCTCACGAAACCAGACAGGTGTTTCCGAGAAAAATCGAGACAAAGCAGAAGGGCTAATCTTAAATGCTCCTTCCGGTACATCGTTACCACCACTGTTATAGGAAAAATAATCCATTTAGCCTCCGGTGTACAAGCGTGTAACTTGTTCACAAAGTTTAGTAAACCTCTCATTATCGAGAGGGTCTGACATATACCCGTTAATTTGCTGCAGCAGGTCTATCGTGTAGTCCATATCTGCTTCTAAATCCATAGCGTGACGTACGGCACGATACAGAGTAACGCTCCTACGACCCTTCTCCGCTTCAAAAGCATACCAGAACGTAGTGAGAGGGTCGTTAAGCATATTGTTTCGTTGGGTACCTGGCAACTTCTTAATTGCTTCAACAATACCGCCGTCTTGTTCTCTCTCCTTAGCGTACATAACGTAATCCCGGCAGCTTAATGGTGTGCCATCAGTACAAGAAAGAACGTCCCTACCCGCGTAGGAAAAGAATATCTGGCTTTGAGGAAGAACATCGGCTACTAGGTTAAGGTCGTCTGCAATTTTAGTGTAGAAGTGTTTCCATGCGATTGACGAAAGCTCGACATAAGAGTCTAGCTCTACCAGAACACGGTACTTCATAGGGTTAGACGCATCGCTAGTCAGGGCTACGTGGTGGTTAATGCCCTCCAATATGAAGTGTGCGTCTTCGTTACTCATGGTTGTCTTATCCACGTCAATAACTAACCACTTTGTACCGCTGATGATGTTATCTCGGCCCCTATGACCATCCTTAAACCTGAACGGGGAGTAAGCGTAATCTCCTTCTAACAGAACACCAAGCTCCTCGAAGTCCGTTTCGTAATACACGTAACCTTCGTTAGCTGAGCTGCCTACGTAGTTTTTCAACTTGGTGATCTCATCTTTATCAGCACCACGACTGTAGGCCTCATTGATACGAGAGTTATCGACCTCTATGTAGGATATACCAAGGATCTCGGTACGACAGATACGTTCGTAGTTTATCCCTGTGTGGTTCTCTGCTACGGAGTAAACCCCGTCAGGATCGTAACCTGCACACAAGTGAACCAGTTCCTGTAGCCGAGCTGCAGATACCGAAGAAGAAAACCCACGCTTCTTAATTTCGTGGATATTGATCATATTCTTGTTATCTACACCGGTACTCTTTTGTAGATAGTCGCTTAGGTACTCATGAGGGGCTTTGTTAACATCACGTTCAAATGTGGTAATATCCTGATCGAACATTTCCGCATACTGAATAGCTGTAATGTACTGATCCAAGGTAACTTCATCTGTACCTTCAATTACTGCAAAGGCTCCAGCTAGCTTTAAAGCCTTCCATTGAAGGTGTGCCCGAACTAACGCGTAAACGGTATCCTGCATACCTTTATGGGCTACCACTTCTTTGTTGTATCGCTTGTACACAGCGAATACTTCAAAGATCTCGGGACTAACAGGTATAGACGTACCAAGCAAAGGGATATTGTACTTAGCTATGTCCTCTACAGCTTCTTTAATATCTGCTACAGCAGACTCTGCGAAGGACTCAGTCTCTGCCTCATACTTCAACATAGCCTGAATTGGATCATCTTCCCCCGAAAAATCTACCTCGCTTACGTCTTCCGGCTCATAGCAGAACCAGCTACGACGAGCCATTTTGCTCATAAACGTGATGTGGAACCGTTTACGGGTGCTTTCATCATAAAGGATATACCCCGGTGAACCTGCAAACAAAGCTGACACAGGTTGGCCGTTTACTTCTTGGGAGCGGAACTCAGTACCTTTTGTGTACGTGACTTCCTTGTCTCCAAGATCGTAAACTTCCGCCAAGATTTTTAAGTTATCTGCTGCATGAGGATTAGAAGCCAGCTCATCGCTAAGCTCTCCTGAGTACACTGATGTGCTCAGCGCAGGTAACGAACCTATATCGTTTATGTGCTGAACTAGACCTGGTCCCGTAGTCAACGAAGTAAATACCGGAGGAACCGGCTGCATGTACTTCCGGTACACAGCTTCATTAGCGGGTAGATCTTCACCTTGTTGCTCTGCGGTACGGATAGCCTTCTCAATAACCGCGTTCTCTACGGTTTTAAGGAGCATCGAGATACCGGGAGTAAAGCACTTCTTGATCTTAGAGTTAGAGCTATCTTTGTTAGCCCCAGAAGGAGCAATTACGAAAGCGATACTGTTAGTAGGAACTAAGGTACCGTCCCACAGTTCGATATTGCGCCGAAACTGTGATGCGTAGTTACTGATGTGGCTGAGGGCGAACACTACTTTCATCTTTTCAGGAACGTTACTGAAAGATACCGTTCTCGTAAGCCTGCTTACGAATTCGTGATTGGGCGCATCAAACACGTTAAGCTCATCTAACGAGCTTCTGAGGATGTCTAACATCTATAACCTCTAGGTTTTGAGTTGTTTTGGGGTCCTCCTGCAGAACAGGTAACGGCGGTAGTCCGGCCCTTCTGCATCGGGTTTAGTGTACAGCTCCTCCACTTTCCATGACTTACGGTCCGTCATAGCACTGAGGAACTTCTCTGAGAGAAAAGTATCGGCCCTGTACACACCCTCTAAGGAGGTGATTAGAATTCTGTCTAGGTAAGGAAGGAACGCATCATACGTCTTACTGCCCCCTATCACCATAACTTCCGTACACTCTTCCTGTGCTGCGGTACTTAACGCCTCTTCGGGGGAGCGTACTAGAACGTCCCCTACCAAGACATCTTCTAAGGTGCTGGACAGAACAATGATGTTCCTGTCGTCCAACTTACCCTTCAGACCTGCATACGTAGTACTGCCCATTATTACCGTGGTCCCTAGCGTCCTAGACCGAAAAAACCTCAGATCGTCCGGGATACTCCACGGTAGGCCACC